CTTGATATTGAACTGAAAGCCATTTTTGTGTATCTCCTTAATATTATTTATCCTATGTTGAGGGGCTGGTTAAGCCCCCCAAATATGACATTAGCCATTCTGCCCTAGACCAGCTAATTCTCCTGTATTCAATATGCGAACTGGTACATAAATGAATTCAGCAGCCTTGACTGGTTCGATAGCAACGTCCACCCATAATTCATTTCTGTCAATACGAGCAGGAGTATTGTTTGTTTGATCGCAAACAACAATGTAGTCATATATGCCGCGCTTGCTTTGAACATCTGCCAACAATGTTGAAACAACCGCTGCTGCCTGACTGCGTGTGATGCTGTCATTGGGTTCAAAGATGAACGGACGCAGAGCTTGTTGCAATTGCCAGCGCAGATAAACTACTAGACGAGCAACGTTAGTTCTATCTAGTGCGCTACTACTATCAAAACTATTCTTGTTACCATAATTTAGAATACCTAAATTCTGAAAGAAAGCAATAGGATTGATGAAGTTTGTATATTCAACATCACGCAACTGCTGACGATTCTTGGTAACAATGAATCTGTTTGTTTGAGCATTCAGATAACCGATGTTGGTAGCATTATCAACAATACCACGGCGCTGACCCGCTGGAGCAAACCATGGATATGCAACGGTGTCATTGTAAATCATGGTACGCAAGATCATGTGGCTGGGTGGTACAACAACTTCACTACCAGTTAAGTCAGTAGTGATGGCGCTTGGATAGTACAATCCCATGTATGTATTGCGCGTTACTAATCCTTCCTCACCAGTACTTGAAGCTTGTGCTGTATTGGTAGCCCAAGAAGTCACTGCACTGGCTGTGTCAGCCAATCTCAAGGGTGTGTCGCCAATGATGTAAGCAGTCTGGTTACGGTCATTATTCAGTGCAACCATTGTGGGTTGCAATTCGGGATAGTTGGGGCAAGCCATCAAGTTAAAGAAGGTTTCCTCATCACGCAACTCAGCGTTTGTGCTTACTGTACTAATCAGAGACTGTACAACAACTGCACGCTGTGCCTTGCGACCCATGTATGGAGCACCACTGGTCATGTTACCGCTGATGGTCTTCCAGGTACTTGTTTCAGGAGGCAGAACACTATCTGGGAAATTACTCAGATTGAAATAGTTTTCTGCAAACTGCTTGACGTTGTAGCTTGAACGGCGTGTGTTAAACAACAACATACCCTGAGGATAGTTAATAGCATCAGGTGCGTCTAGATCAACATAATCACTGGTCAGCAAACCAGAGATAGATGGAATGGGATCATAAACTGGATCCACATTGTTTGAGCCTCCCCAGCGAGCATCAGCAAACAACACGCCATTTTCTGTCAGAAAATCTGTATTGTCAATTAACACCCACTGATCGTCGCCATCAACTTGTTGCCAACGATTGATTATGGGGTAATTTTCTAGATCGCTTGTGTCAATCCACAGATCGCCATATGCCAATGCTGTGCCATCACTTTGTGTAGTGGGAGCACTTGTTGAGAAAATTGGACCGTTGGGGTCAGTTGTGGGTGTGCCTGTTGCCTGAGGCAGTCCATTATTAGCAAAAGCAACGTTTCTGTAACCCTTCCAGACACCATTAACATTTGTCATAATGTCAGCTTGGTTGGTCACACTGTAGTACCAGTATGTGCCGTTGGCAGGATAGTTACTGGGTGCAGCATCATTGGCCACATACTCAAGCACTTGCCATTCACTCAATTGAACTGAATACTGAGGTGTGCTGTAACCGTCAATTACTACTACGCCTGTAATTGAGCCGCCAGCCGCCGCTGTAACGCGAAGCTGATAGTCTGGTGCCCAGGGTGTGAAAGGATTAGCACCTGTCACAGTCAGTACATCACCGACAACATAGCCAGTTCCGCCTGTGGTCACTGTGAATGCAGGAGTATAACCATTTGTCACAACTGTGAATTGTGCACCTGATCCACTGCCACCTGTGTGGCCCACTCCAGTATATGTAAGAGTTTTGTATGGGCCCCATTTTGCACCTGGTGTAGTACCAATTACAAAACCTGCGTCTGCAACTGCACTTGGTGATGCACCGTTGTCATTCATGATTATGACGCCACCAGAAGTATGTGTCAGAACAATAGCGCCAGTTGTATCTACTGCTGCTGTGGTGTAAGGAATTCCCTGTGCAGTCCAAGCAGCAACAAAATCAGCAGCACCCAATGTGCCTGATGCTGGCAATGTCACTGTATATGCACTTGATAGGCTAGAGCTTCCAGGAACGCTAACCTGAACTTGGAATGTAGAACTATTTGTAAAGCTAGGTGATGCATCACTACCAATGAACACGCTTGGGCCAGCATTCACTCTGCGGAATATTGACACAGGAACTTCATTACCGATCTGAGCATAAACTGCCCCAGCAGTGATTGCTGCTCCGCCAGAACTGTCAAGCGTAGCATTGATAGTCCAGTCATTAGATGCCACTGGGCACTCTAGAACACTGAATGTATCTGTCACTGTGCTGAATCTACGCATTACAACGTTCATGCCGCCATTGACATTGTTTGTTTTTATCCAAACACTGCCTGTGGGACGGGGGAATGTGTCTGTGCTTCTCCACAGTGGCTGTCTGGCGTTTGTGGCGAATTCAACTGTTGGTGCATAGTATGTGCCAGCTGTCAGACCCAGATCACTCAAGGTTCCTGCTGTACTTGCTCCACCAATTATCACAGGTGTATTAATAGCGGTGTATATGTTCAAACGACCATTGACATTACTTGCACTTACATATGGAATGTTTGCAGCGTTTATTGCGCTAACTACGCCATTAACAGTACCCACAGAAATACTCACCGAAACGGTGTTAATAACCAGAGTACCCAGAGTTACTGTGCTGGGAGCATTTGTTCCCTGGATCACAGGCAAATCTGTGCGCCACTCTGGACCACCTAGTTGATACCAATTGTTATCGCTGGCCTTTTTCCAGTGTGTTGCATAATTATCAGGTTCTTCAGCAGCGGTAAAATTGCCAGCTCCTGTGATAAATGTCACAGCATAGTCGCCGATGTTACCAATTGATGTGAGAGGAGTACCGCGACTGTCAAGAGAATTGCTACTATCATTGAGAACCAAAGGGGTCTTTCTTGTGAAAGCACCAGTACTTTGGTTAAACTCAAAAATTCCCCATGTTGAAGAAACAAAATCTAGCCAGTGTGTGCCACCAAAGGGATCACCCAGTGGGCGTGTTGCACGGCCAATCAGAGCAGCTAGGTCAATATTGGCTCTGATAGCATAGATTAGATTGGTGGTGCCTAACACACTGTAGGCTGCCAATAATCCATATTCATTCAGTTCATAACCCTGCAATGGAGTACCATTGGTGGTTTTATAGAAGAATGGGTTACCAAATAATGTAACTAGGTCACGCTGACTGTTTACTGCATATAATTTACCTGCGTTAGCAGCAGTCGTGCCCGGGGCAATACCGGTACCAGACGCATTTGTTTTATCTTGCGCTGTGGCAAAAATAACTAGGGGTACTGAGGCTGGGGCGGCAGGAAGGTACTGACTTTCATCTATGATTGTAACTTCTACGCCTGGAGATGTTAATGCCATTTTCTTTTTCCTTTATCTGTTATGTCTGTGATCACAATCCAGTATCACTAACATTATTTATGAAGAAACTGAAAAAATGGGTGGTTACAGGCTCTACTAGTAGAGTTAAAGTTAAATACTACATGAGTGACAGGCCAGTATGCAAGGTTTGCAAGAAAAGATATTACCGTAGTCGTTGCAGCATTTGCATCAACAAAGATCGGGGACTTCCTGCCCCCGAGCCACGTTGGCGACGAGCTGGTTACAAGAAAAAAGCCACATGTGACTTATGTGGCTTTAGAAGCAGTTATCCCAGTCAGATTGTGGTCTATCACATAGATGGCAACTTAAATAACAACGACTTGTTCAACTTACGTAGTATCTGTCTGTGTTGCGTAGAAACAGTCAAGCGGCGACACCTAACATGGCGGCCCGGTGACCTTGAAGCAGATCCTTGACATTATCGTACAGTTCGCTCACTGAACCATCATTGCGTAAAATGTAGTCAAAATCTAAACAAACACTGCTGTATTCACTGGCATGTACGTTGGGATATTGTGCAGCAAAAGCATGCCAGTCACGCTGATATAGTTCTACCCATTCTGGATCAGGCCCCCGTACAACTCGCACTGTAATTCCACCCAGTCTCTTGATAGTTTCAAGTTCATTGGCAAAACGGCAATCACTGATTACCACATTGTCTTGAGTTTGCCGTAGCCTGTTCTCTAGACTTGCAGTCCAAATATCATCATGAAAGCCCATGCGGCATACTTCAGTGCCCCAATACTGTAGTACCCAACGAGGAGTAAGATTGGCCAGGCCCAGTCGTTCAGACCACCAGGGATCAACTTGTTCTCGCCAGATCCTGGCTTGTGCTGTGCGCCCTTCAAGCAAGTCCCTGGGCCAACCAAAAACATTGGCCACTGCATCTTTCAATGTACCTGCCCAGCTTTCACGACGGAAACCATGAAAGTTAACCAAATAATCAGCAATGGTGTCTTTGCCTGCACCAATCAGGCCTGAAATACCTATAATCATCCTGCGATGTTACAGGCTTTTTGTCAAAGTGTCAAGAGTTAGCCCTGAATCCAGGTCAGTGGCTGGCTCCAGTCAACATAACGCTTCAATTCATCAATAAGTTCTGCAAAGCCTTCTTTGGCTTCAGCTTTCATCTGGGCGCCATTCAGGGTAGTGCCGCCACCAGGCCCAGCCACAGTACTATACTTTTCACGGGCTTCACCTATGATCATTTTGCACTGACACATGGTCCAGCTTGTAATCCAGTTATAGATACCTGGATCCTGCAACAATGTTATTTCAGGTTTCATGTTGTCTGTCCAGAGCAAGACTTTTTCGCCTGTGCCCTTGAAATCACGCACTAACTTCAGTTCTTTGGTAACTGGATTAAATGTAAAGATCACATATCCACCGAACATACGTGCGGCTAGTTCAATGTAACCAGCATAAAAATCGTAGGTTGCCAGACCACCAGCATAGTTATAGTTCAGCAAGTATGTGTTCAGGATGGCGCTACTGAATGGGTCAAAACTACTGGCGGCTGGTCCAGTTTCCAGACCCACTGTTCTACGGAATACCTGTCGCACAGTGGTTATTTCTTGGGGCAGAATGTAACTGTTTCTGTCATTTTCTATAGTTAGCAGACTATAGCTTTCTTCATAAGCATTCTGGGCGCGTTGGCGATATGTTGCAATAGCGTATTTGTAGGCGGCCTCATAGTGTTCGGGATCCAGTTCCAGATCCACGATGCCTTCGCCCAATCGTAATGCCACGTTTCTAAACAGTGCGCTCTTTAACTGTTGTAAATCAGCCATAAAAATACCCTATCGTAATAGGGTATTTATCAGGATTTACAGGTCTCCGGGCCTACGATGTTCGCTATGCGTTACATCAAAACGACCACCTGGGTATCGTGCTTCCAGTTTCTTTACATTTTCAGCGATCACTTCATTGGGGTCATAGCCCAGTGCCCGGCAGGCATTGACCCAGTACCAGGCAATGTCACCCAGTTCGCGCATCATGTGGAAGCGGTTTTCTTCGTTATAGGGCTTGCCCTGAAATACCATTTTCTTCACAATCTCACTGAACTCACCAGTTTCACTAGCCAGCCCAATGCTGGCTGTGAGCAGTAGTGCAGGATTCAGTGTAGGGTCACGGTCCAGTTCAGCCATTCGTGCTGCCATAGCGGCAGGGTGGTTGCTGGCATCACTTGTGACTGCCTGCACAAACTGTTCGTATCGTTTCAAATCAACTTTTGCCATTTTATTTCCTTATTAATGAGCACGGAGAAAGACCAGATTGTCACTGGTACGTCCGTTGGGCTGTGCCTGTACCGCCCGGATTTCTGTAAAAATCTTGCGGGCCGCAGGCTTACCAGCTGCCATGAATTTCTTGAGAACTTCATCGGGCTTGCGAATGGTTTTCACACCACTCTTACTGGCATCGAACCCCACAATACTAGTTCCCTTCACACCCAGTGTGCCCACATGACTGTCGGCCACATAGTAATGCAGTTTGCGCTTGGCTGTGTCATAAGCCCAGACCTCAGTGGCTCCTACGATCTTGGCAGGGTGTAAGCTGGTGAGTTTCAATGCATCATCAGTCTTTTGATACTTGATCTTGGCCACCATCTTTTCAGGACTGACTGCCTTGCGCTTACGCGGAGCCTTGGTTGCCTTTTTGACATTGACGTAACTGCCCAGCCCAGCTAGCACAGCCTCGCAGAATTTGATCAAGGCACGAATTTGTAGTTTGCCGTAATGACTGTAAGCCTCATTTAGTTGAGGATCACGGCCATCAGCCACTTCCTGGTATTGGTCACGCTTGCGCTTCCAGATATCCACAATCATGGGTACATGTTGAGCCATGATATTGCGCTCAGTCAAAACGCCCACAGGATTTACTGTGATATCACCACGGGCCCCAGCCAGAATGAAGTCATCAATGGCTCCCTCCAGTTCGCCGGCGGCCTCACGCGCACGATCACGCATGATTTCTTGTACATTGGGGCGGTTGTTCTTGACCTCAGGCCCATCAACCTGAACCAGTTCGGGCTTGGCCAGTGTCTGGATCAGGCGTTGAACTTCACGATCCAGTGTGGCCTGCTCATCGTCAGTAAGGTTAAGACCGCGCAGATACAGGCGCGCTAGCCAGCCTAGTGTGGCAAATACCTCACGGTCATCCACCCGGCGAATTTTGCGAGCCAGTTCAGGCTGGTCACGATATTCCAGATAATTAGCCAATTGTTCTTTGGCCATCTTGCGGTCGTAGAAACGGCTATACCAGTTAAAAGCCAAGCCCATGGCGCCGGACCTGCGGTCTAGGTCAGGCTGTGTGGCAAACAGTGGTTCTCCCCCAGTGTATTTGGTGTCAGGGTCACGCGGATTAAGTTCAGGGGCAATGACCCGATCACCAATCACTGTTGCTTTGCGACTTTTGGTTGCCATAATATTCCTCGTAAAAACACTATTATAGGATATTTACCAATATTTGTCAAGTTCTCGGCTTGCGAATGCCCAGTGCCCGGCGCTCGGCATCAGTGAGTTTGGCAATGGCTTCAGCCTTGATACGCTTCACCCGCGCACGCTCACGCTCACGCGCCAGTTCTTCACGCACTGTTTCCAGACGGTTGCCCCACCACTTGCTCACTTTATCGTCACGCAGGAGTAACAGGTCCAAGCGGTTGTTTTTGACCAGTTCAACCATGGCCGCATTGGCCACATAACTGGCGTAGGTGCTATCACCAGGCTTTCGGACCATACGCTCCAGAACTTCAAGTTCAATGGAGTAACCTTCATCACGGTAAAAATCGTCAATCTTGTCCATGTTCAATACCTCGGAGCAGTTTTGCGTGGCTTCTTCACAATGCCCAGTAGTTCCAGTTCTTCCTGTGAAAGTTTGGCGATACCACTCTTACGCAGGGCTTCAATTTCACGGTTTTTCAGCCGTTCCGCTTCCAGTTTGGCCTGGCGGTCGCGTTCTTCTTGTTCATACTTGCCCCACCAACTGGCTACTACGGCGTTACGCATCAGATCATCGTAACTTTCGCCCGCACGAACCGCACGAATGGCCCGGATGGCAACCTGACTGGCTACATCCAGTTCACTGCGACTAACTACATTTTTGGGTTGTTCAAAATCCCAAGAACTCCATACCATAACATTCACCTAAATCATTTGAAAAACACGATTGGCCAATAGCCGCTCACGGGCAAAAGCCTCTTGCTCCCAGGGTCGGTCATAGTACTCGGCCCGGACC